GATGTCACCGCGGGCAGGGATCAGGTCCTTCAAGGATTTAAAACCGTTACGACTGACAGTGATGATGAGGTGGTAGACGGAAGCTTAACTTCTATGCCCTCGCAAGTAGATGCGTTGTCATGGCGATTTGATGGCGATAATGCATATCTTAAAATTCCACAGGGGGCTTATGTGACACAAGTGGCTAGCGGTGGGGCTGAAATAAAACTGCCTTTTGCGTGGGTTCGGCCGCATATCCCTGAGGGTGGGATGATTAACACATCTGGTGCTTTTGGAAAGCAAGGAACAATTCCAGACCGAGGTGCAGGTAATGGGAACGGAGAAATAGGTACAAATGGTGGCGACAATGTGTTTGTGAATTTTCCAGACGGATATTATCATACTCAAATTGGTAAATCTTATATGTGGCTGAAGTGGGCCGACCTAGCCAGGGTACTCGGGTTAAATGGAACTTACTGGCTAGATAACTATAATACAGCAGGAATACAAGGTCAGATCAGAAGATGGGTATGTACAACTGGTACGGTAATTTCTGCGTGGAATAACGAGGGGCACGCATGGGATGATACCGAAGCTGGGCGAGGTAGGGGCATCATTACTAGAGTGCCAAATGGATATAGAATTGAGGGAGCAAATTGGGTATACCTCCCATCACCAAATCTGTGGCCACAAAACATTGTAAAAAATGTCAATATTAGCGGAGTAGAAGGAAGTAGAGACTACATAGACCACATAGCGCCCACTTATTTTACTGGTGATTATACTTATCATGTGACTAGCTCTGAACAATCTGTGGCTATGAATGTTCAATTCGAAGAATATAATACTGTTATTGTGGGTGTTGACTTGGTTGGACAAGAAGTGGCAGAGTCATTCTTTAGATTTGATAAAGGTGGGCGATATCAGATAACAACGCTCGCTTTGACAAAAAATGCAGAGGTTTTTACTGTTGTAAAAGTTCGAGGGGGGAATACCTATCAGTTTACATTTATGCGTGATGGAAGTCAGCTCAAGGTGCGGTATTTAGGCTCTGTGGGTGATGTCACACTAAATGTATATGTGATTGCAGTGTCATCTGTACAACTGTAGAAAGGAGATGAAATTATGAAGTATATTGTTATATCTGACAAACAAGGGAATATTCTCGGCACTGTGTGGAATCAGGGAGGAGTAGAGAATACTGTAGTATCGTCTATTGATATTCCTGAGGGTGAGAAATTAGTGCGTGTAGATTTAAATGGAGAACCGAAAGGGATTTTTGAAGATATGCCACTTTCAACAAGTGAAGAGTTAAAGAAGATGAGAGACAGACTTGAATTAAACAATAAGAAATTAATTGCTTTGGGAAATTCGGTCACAGAATTGTCAGATTTGCTTATTTCAAGTGAAAATGGAAATGATTAATTTTGAGGAGGAAGACTATGAAATATAAAGGCTTAGCGACTGTATATGCTTATCTAATCATTGATGGAGAGAGGTTGTATTCAGATGTTCCAAAGCGTCTTAAAAATCAAGTAAAGGAAGTTTTAGAGAGTTTAGGGGCAGGGGATCTTGCTGTTGAATCGGGAAAATAGAGGTGATAAAGTGGCTGAACAGCATATAATAGACATCATTCTTGACAAACTGCCAACGATTTTACTACTGTTATCTGTATTTTTTGAGATAACACCAATTAAGTTTTCACCGCTTACGCTGGCGGTGAAATGGATTGGAAAGATTCTCAACAAAGAAACACACGAAAGATTAAGACTTATTGAGGAAGCCCAAGAAATACAAGCAGACACGATAGAGCGTCTGAAGAAATATACAGAATCAAGATTTGATGCTCAGGAGAGGGCAGAGCTGGAACAACAGGCGGTTGATATGAGAAATGAGATTATTAATTTTTCAGAAAATCTAAAACTTGACAGGAAATACTCAGATAAGCAATTTGAGTATATTCTTGGTGTGATTTCAGAGTATCATGAACATTGCGAAAAACATCAAATACATAATCATTACATTGATGAAGCACATGAGTTTATTCGAGAGAGTGCACGAAAGCAATATCAAAAGCACTTAAAAGAAAGTGAGGTATAAGATAGATGAAGATTGATTGGAAAAGAAAATTAACAAGCAGAAAGCTTTGGACTTCAGTTGCAAGTTTTGTAACGCTAATTATGCTAGCAAAAGGGCTTTCACAAAATGAAGCAGCACAAACGGCCGCAATTATCATGGCTGGTGCTCAAGTAGTAGGCTATTGCCTTGCTGAAGGGTTAGCCGACAGTACAAGTACAACTGCAAATAAGGAGGTAGAGTAATGTCAAGGGTACTAAAAACAGGAAGAGTTATCAAGACTGTAAAAGCATACGGTGAGAGACCAAAGGAACCGACAAGGGAAGAGTGTACAGACTTGACCGATGCAGAGTTTGCAGAGTGGCACAAAATGTGGGAAGAAGAGTGCAGGGAGTTTGACAAAAACAACCATGCACCTAATCCGAATGAGGACTAACTAGAGATACCTGCGGCAGGGGAGACCTTGTCGCCTTTTTAGTGAGGAGGTATGAAGATGAATCAAGCATACAGAAATGGACAGAAATTGCTAAGGGGAGCATATACACAGTACACACCAAGTGGCAAGGCCCTTTTTGAAAGAACAGGGGAGTACCATAAAGAGCCAAAGCTTGGTGATGTGGTGTATTTTTACAGTAGCCGCATGGGTAGGGTTCGCCATGTAGGGGCAGTGGTTAGTGTAAAAAAAGATGGAACAAGATATACGATTGAAACTGTAGAGGGTAATACATCTGAAAGTAATATATTCGATAGAAATGGAAATGGTGGATGCGTGGCGAAGAAAAGATACAATTTCACACTTTCAGAGGTTGGCGGAGCATATAGAATAAACGGATTTGGAGCGCCAGCATTCAGTGAAGATACTTGTACAGTGGATGAGTTTGTGAAAACTTTACTTGCAGAAGTTGGATATATTGAAAAGGCAAGCAATAAAGATTTGGAGAGTAAGACAGCCAATCCGGGAACAGGGGACTACACGAAGTACGGAAAATGGTATGGAGGAAATGGTTTGTTCTGGTGTCAGCAGTTTATTAGCTGGTGTGCATTCAAGGCTTGCCAAAATCACCTTGAGAGTATCGTAAAAAATCAATGGGTCAAGCAGACAGACGGCTGGCATTACAAGGACGATGCAGGAAAGGATGTCAAAGGACAGTGGCTGGAGATTGCAGGCAGGTGGTATGCGTTTGACGAGGCTGGAAGAGTTATCAGTAAGTGGTTTAAGGCTGGAGATGAGTGGTACTACTTAAATCCTGATGACTATGCAATGCTTGCAGGACGATGGGTTACCGTGGACGGGCACAGTTACTATCTTGAAAAAACTGGAGTTATGGCAGTTAGTGCTTATGTGAAAGATGACAGCGGAATGTATCGCTGGGTAGATGAAAGTGGTAAGTGGCAACCGGATAGGGATACGAAAGTTCTGGGTTTGGATGCATATGATGTAGCAGAATAAAAAAAGGAAGTCTTGCAGGGATTTTGTTGTTCTTGCAAGAAGCGTTGAAGGAAATGATTAAGTAGTAATATCCATTTACGAAGGGCGTTGAGCGAAAGGGCTTAGCGCTCTTTTTTGTATGGAAAGGAGCAAATTTATGGAATTGAACAATGCATATAGTGCAGGGAAAAAATTGCTGTGTGGAGGCTACTCTGAGTACACCCCAACAGGTAAGGCGTATTTTGTCAAAAACAATCGCTATGGAAAAGTACCGCATATAGGCGATATCGCTTACTTCTATCATGCTTCGGCCGGAAGAGTTGCCCATGTTGGGATCGTAATTGCTGTAGAAAAAGATGGCAATTCTTACAGTATTAAGACTGTAGAGGGAAATACGAGTACACAAGCTTATGAGCGTAACGGTGGCGGAGTTGCTATCAAAGCTTACAAGTTTACAGTTTCAGATGTGGGAGGCGTTCATAGGATTAATGGATTTGGTACGCCTCGATTTTCAGAAGATACCTGCAGCGCAGAAGCACTTGTGAGTGTAGCCAAAGATGAGGTAGGATATTTAGAAAAGGCATCCGATTATCAGCTTGAAAGCAAGACTTTGAATAGCGGTACGAACAACTATACGAAGTACGGTAAATGGTATCAAGACAACGGAGCATACTGGTGCCAGCAATTTGTGT